CACAAACTAACAAATAACGTAGTAATAATAAACGATATAACGTGTGATATAGATACACCAGAAGATATAAAGAAAATAGAAGAAAGGATAAAGAATATGGTAAGAGCAGAAGTAACAACAGAGGTTGATGTAGGCAGATTTAATGAGATAACTGAAGTAATAAGAAGAAACGCACAAAACGACACAAAAGGACATTTATTTGTAGGCGATATAGTTTTGTGTAATGACGAAATCGCAGAGTACTTGGATGGTAATAACAAAAACAAAACATCTTATGTAAAAATAATTGAAGTTATACCAGAAGTTAAAGAAGAAAAGAAAACAAGAAGAGGTAGAAAAATTGCCAAATAAATTAAAAGTAGAGTATATATCAATTGACGATATCAAGACATATGAAAATAACGCCAAGTTACACCCAGCAGAGCAAATTGAACAGATTAAAAAGTCAATACAAGAGTTTGGTTTTAATGACCCAATCGCAATAGACGAAAACAACGTAATTATAGAAGGACACGGACGTTATATAGCTTGTAATGAGTTAGGTATAAAGGAAGTACCAATAATAAGGCTAGAAGGGTTAGACGAAGAACACAAAAAAGCTTATATGCTAGTACATAACAAACTAACTATGAATAGCAACTTTGATATCGAATTATTGAGCTACGAACTAGAAGATATATCAATCGATATGTCAGACTATGGGTTCGATATGGAGATTGAAGAACCAGAGCAAGAGATAGAAGAAGTTGAAACACCAGAGCCACCAGAAGAACCTAAATCAAAGCTAGGCGATATATACCAACTTGGCAATCATAGGTTAATGTGCGGTGATAGTACCGACAAAGATGATATAAATAAATTAATGAATGGAGTTAATGCGGATATTTCATTTACAAGTCCACCTTATAACGCAGGATCATTAGATATCAAAGGAAACGAAACAACACAAAAAAAATATAATGAATACAACGACAATAAAAGTGAGGAAGAATATTTCCATTTTATAAAAACGAATATGGAATTATTATTAAATCATTCAAATGAGGTGTTTTATAATATAGGACTAGTAGAAAACAACAAAAGAGCAATAATTAAATTACAATATGAGTTCATAGACAAATTCAAGGATGTTATATATTGGGAGAAAAGCAGTTGTGCGCCACACATCCAACCTGGAATTATTAATAACTTGGTTGAGTTTATATTATGTTTTGGTAATGGTAAAAGAAAATTTGAAGAAGCACAATTCAGTCAAGGGACATACTGGAACGTTATAAAAGGAAATGGAGCAAGTCAAAATGAATATAGCGACATACACAAAGCAACATTTCCTATGTATCTACCAATAGAAATAATAAAAAACTTTTGCAACACGAATGGTGTTGTTATAGATTGTTTCGGTGGAACTGGTACAACACTAATAGCTTGTGAGCAACTAGATAGAAAATGTTATATGATGGAACTAGATCCACACTATGTAGATGTAATCATAGAACGTTGGGAGAACTACACAGGCAAAAAGGCAGTTAAAGTATGCTAGAAGAAATAAAACAAAAGATAATACAAGTAAATAAAGATATAGACAAAGCAAAAAGCAATAAAAGAAAACGTCAGTTATTAAAATACAAACACAGACTAGAAAAAGAAATAATGACGTATATGTATTTAAGATATGGAGTGATACTAAAAAAAGATAAATGAGGTGATATGATTGGCGAATGAACAAAATTTAAGACCAAGTGAATATAAGTTAAGCCGTGAGGAAGCCAAGAAAGGCGGTATCAATAGCGGTATATCTAGACGTAAGAAAGCCGATTTTATTAGAGTAGCAAAAGCACTACTTGATTGTGATGTATCAGAAAAAGAAAAAGAACAGATACGCAAGAATTTTCCAATAGGTGATGAAGAAATAAGTTATCGTACTATGATAATAATAAAACAGATTGAAGAAGCTAGAAAAGGTAACCTAAATAGTGCTAAATATCTAGACGAAATAACAGGCGAAAAACCAAGCGATAATGTAAATATAGAAACAAAACTACCAATATTCAATATACAAGTAACAGATAATAAAGAACTAGAAAAAGAGTTCGAAAAATATGATGAATAAACTAACACCAAAACAAAATAGATTAAGAGAGAAGATACTAGAACCTAGGCCAAGTGAAATATACGTACAAGGTAGCGTACAAAGTGGTAAAACGTACGTAATAGCACTATCAATTATAGAGTACACTAAAAAAGTATATGAGTACGATAACACACAAAGGTATAACGGTGCCATTGTAGGTTGGGACTTGGATACAATCAAAGGTAACATAGCAGATGTAATAAGTGGGTTTATGGACGACTTAGGATACATTAAAGGAAAAGACTACGAGTTAAAGTTCGGTGGCAATGACAAGTACTTTGAGTTCCTAAATATGAGATACTACTTTTTTGGGTTCAACACCAAGTTATCATTCAATAAAGTACTAGGTAAACCGTTACTATTTGTATGGATAGACGAAAGCGCCAGGATATACTCAAACAGTACATTACAACAAAGTTTTGATGAGTTCCCAGGACGTCAGTTATCATTCGTTGGCCACCCATACAAACGTACAATACATTCATTCAACGTAGAAGGTAACGAGAACCACCCATACAAAGTAAAATACATAGACGGTAAATCAGACGCATACCATTTTAAGTTTTATCCAATCGACAACCCAAACATAGATAGCAAAGATAAGATAGAAGAAGTAATCAAGATATTTCCGCCAGGTTCGTTGCGTAAGCAAAAGATATTCAACAAATGGGTAGTATCAGAGGGTAGAGTATTTACAAACATAAACATCATACATAGTTTAGAAAACTTAACAATAACCGAGATTGGTATAGGTTGCGACTATGGTTCAGTTAACCCTACAACATTCGTACCAATTGCGTTATGTTTTGATACCAAAGAGAGACGTTGGAAATTAGTACGACTTGAAACATACTATCACGATCCACGGCATAAATGGTGAGAAGCCTACAACTGCATTTTACGTTGAGCAATTCAAGTGTTTTGTAGCATACCTAAATCAAAAGTACAAAGGCATAAACATAACGTGTAACGTAGTAGATAGCGAAGCAACACATTATACCAACGCATTATATAACGCAAATGTAGATTATACACTAGCAACTAAAGGACCAGGCAGTGTCGATAAAGGAGTACAACAACTACAATCGTTATTCTATAAAGAGGTACTATACATATACGAAAACAACACAATAGATTATTTTGATATGAACAAAGAACCGATATACAGTAGCAAAGACGAAAGCAAGATAGAGTTCGAAAGTTATCAGTACGATACGATACGTAGTTTAAATACAGGTGTAAACTGCTACAAAAAAGAAAAAGACCATTCAGTCGACCGGACTACGTTACATCATACAACATTGGCAAGAGATAGGCAAATGTCCGGTATTATAGGAGTACAAATGGAGATTAAATGTCCAAGAACTAAAAAGTTTCATTTTAATATTAATATAGAAAACTACATATCAGATATCGAAAAACTAGGGATAGAGCAACAAACACCTATCATAGTAAGAATACCGTGTAGTAAGTGCAAAATGATTGAGACGTACGAGATATACAAAAATCGAGTATACATCAAATCAGAGCCAAACAAATATCATAAATAAGTTATCAAAATTTTAAAATATAAAGTGCAATAAGTATCATTGAAGTACGAGAAGCATATAAACGTTGGTTTATGTGCTTTTTTTATTGGGAGGTAATATGAAAGTAAATCTATACATAGGCACAAGAAAAGTAAAGACATTACGAGTAAAAGGCGAGATAAAAGACTTAATAAAACGTGACTACAAAGTAACGTTAATTAATCAAAAGGACATAATGAATAAGTTTATAGCAACAACGATATTAAGACCAACACATATGTTAACCGACCCCAATAAAGAGATAGACCTAAACTGCGTAATATATGGAGGTGCAATAATTGAGTAGTTTAAGAGAGTTTAGACCGTTACAAGCGCCATTTATTAAAGTAGAGGCGGAAGTCGTACTAAATGGCATAACAAACGGCAAATCAAACGTTAAGAAAGTCAAGGAAAGGACTTATAAGATATCACCACCAGCCAAAAAGATAGCAACGTATGTATGCAATCAGATATTCGGCAGTGATTTAGTAACAAACATTGAAAAAGGTATCAACTGGTTAATGCCAAGTTTACGTGACGCACTAGAAACGTGTGTATATTGTAAAGAAGCATTTATATACCTACATAAATTCGACGACAAAGTATATTTAGAAACAATCAAGCCTAATCAGATATTCGACCTAAAGCAAAAGTTCGATAAAGTCTATCACGCAGTAATTATTGAGGAAAACGACAACCTTATTTTATATAGAATAATCGATATTGAGAACGGCAAAACATATTTAAAATTTGAAGCGTACGAACGTGACGAAAAAGGAAAAGAAACCAAAATCACACTAGCAAAGTATAACGCACTAATGGATACAGACTTTAAGCCACAATACATACTAAACTATGAGGTGCTAATCAATATAGACTGCGGACAAGACTTTTTTAGGGATAGCAAAAAATTACTATTAGAGTGTATGCG